CTATGAATATGACTACTCAGGAGCTAGACAAATTAGTTAGCTCCGGCGGGTTAGCTGCGGAGGAGTTTCTTCCTAAGTTTAGTAACGAACTAAAAAAGACTTTCGGCAAGGCTTTGCCTACAGCCGTAGAAAGTTCACAAGCTCAATTTAACCGGTTTAACAACTCTATGTTAGAGTTAAAGTTGACTCTAGGTAATAAGTTAATGCCTATTATTAATAGGGTAATGGGTATGTTTAAGCGTTTTATGGAGTTTTTAAAACTTAATAAGGCGGTAATAATGGACGCTTTAAGTCCTTTGTTTGAAGTGGGAGAGATGATAGTAGACACCTATAGGAGGTTAGGTGAGCAGTTAGGAATAACAGGCAACGCCTCGGGATTCTTTGCTAAGACTTTAGCTCTAGTAAAAAGAGGGTTAAACTTTTTAAAGCCAGTAATGGAGGGCATGATAACTCTAGCCTTTACTATGTGGGGCGCAATAATAAAAATAGGTAAGGCCTTCGGTGGTTTATTAGAGAGGTTCCCTATAATAGGGCGGACTTTTATGGGGTTTGTCTCAATGCTTAAAGAGGGCTTTTTAATAATTAAAGATATAGCGGTTAACGTATTAGGAGGTATAGGTAATTTAATAGCTGGAATATTTAGCGGAGATTTAGCGCAAATTAAAGAGGGGTTAAAAGGAATAGGCAGTATAGTAGAGGCTAACGCCGTAACCCAAGGGGGTAGGATGGCTAACGCCTTTAAAAAAGGGTTTAACGCTGAGACAGGGCTAGGAGAGGTAACTCTAAAAGGAGTAGGCGCCAAAAAGGACCGAGATTTTAGCGACGTATTAAGACAATCCACAGGAGCGGGAGCTGGAGGAGCTGCGGGAGCGGGAGCGGCAGGAGCTAAAAAGTCCACCTCTTTAACAGGGGTTAAAGGCGGTAGGCCTACACACATTAACATAGATATAGGCAAGTTAATTGAAAACTTCAATATAACTACTACTAATATGCAGGACACTACTAACCAATTAAAGGACAAAATAGCTCAAACTTTACTCGGGGCAGTTAATAACGTTAATAATATAGCGCAATAATGAAAAACCAAATAAAAGGAAAGTTTACCCCAATAGTAGACCCTGAGATAGTTTTAAAAGGGTTTGGAATACAAGCCTTAAAGCGGACATTTTACTCAACACAGTTAAGCGCTGAGGAGGAGGACGAGAACGCAGCTAATTTAACTAGCTATTTAGGGACTCCGGTATTTTCAAACATTGAGTTAATACCTGGAGAGTACACGGATAAAAACGGGGATACAGTTCCTTACGGGGAGATATTTAAAAACTCAGAAAATGAGACTTTTAGAATTGACACCGTTTTAATTGATGTAAGCCAAGAAAAGCAAATAATTAAAACTAATATCCAAGGGGTTAGCGGGTCAGTTAAGGAGTATATAAGCAAAGGCGACTATCAAATAAAAGTTAGAGGGGCGTTAGTGGATGAGAACGGGCGGCGGTATCCTGAGGAGCAAGCTACACAATTAAAGGAATATTTAGAGGTAGAGGCTACTATAGGTATAGCATCAAGGTTTTTAAATGATATTTTCGACGTATCAAATATAGTTATAGAGTCGTTTACTTTCCCACAGGTCGAAGGGTTTCAAAACACTCAATTCTTTGAGTTTTCAGCGGTTTCGGACGACCCTATAGAGTTAACGGTATTAGGTAACACGTTTAGCGAAGGCGCTTCGTTTTAAGCTATGGACAGACTAGACAGTAAAATAACCTTTAACGATCCTTTTGGGACACAAAAACCTCAGGCGTTTACGTTTTGTACGGAGGTTAGTATAGACTCAAGCTATGACAATCTAACGGACAAAGCCAGCTTTATAATACCTAAAAAAATTAGATATTCTAAAGAGGACGGCACCACGGTAGACGCAATAGTTAGAGGGGATAACCCACTATTTAAAATAGGGGATAAAGTAGACATTGAGGTAGGTTATAACTCTAAAATTAAACAAGTATTTAAGGGCTATACTTCCGGGATTAGGCAAAAGTTCCCTTTAAGGTTTGACCTAGAGGACGAGGTTTATAGACTCAAGCAAAACAGTTTAACCCTAAGTTTAGAGAACCCTAAGTTAAGCGACTTATTAGGGGAAATACTTCCAACGGGGATAATTTACGAGATCACAGGGAGCAAAATCTAGGGCAGTTTAGAATAAATAACGCTACACCGGCGGCAGTATTAGACGAACTAAGGAAAAAGCACGGTATATACTCCTTTTTTAGGGATGGGATACTATATGTAGGTTTGTCAATTGTGGCAAAGTTACAAACGGCTCATAGGTTTGAGTTTAACACTCCCGACATTATCACAGGGGACAGCTTAACATATATAGACGCCTCAGAGCGTAAAATTAAGGTAGTGGCTAAGTCAATAGCTAGCGATAACACAACACTAGAGGCAACGGCAGGGGATGAGAGCGGAGAGACTAGGACCTTGTATTTTAATAACTTAACCTTAACCGAGTTACAGGACGTAGCGGACAGATCAGTAGACGAAATGAAGTACAGCGGTTACGATGGGTCGTTTACTACCTTTGCTACTCCGGTGGTAAAACATGGGGACGTAGTAGAGTTGATAAATAAGACTATCCCCGAGCAAAACGGCGGTTATTTAGTTACTAGGGTAGTGACTCGCTTTGGCTGGGGTATTGGTGGCCGTCAGGACATTTATATTAAGCAGAAAATATACGACTTAGACGCTAACGGGGTACAGATACCAATTAACGAATAAATGGCACAAGACACGCAAGACATAGGCGACTTAATTAGAAAGTTAGTAGAAAATAACGAGGAGGTTTATAGCCTACCTTGTAAAGTAGTTAAGGTTTCCGCAGAAGTGGCCGAATTAGCTCCCTTGAATGGAGACGCTAATATATTCGGGGTTAAGCTAATAGCGGGGACCTCAGCGACTCCCTTACTTATAACCCCTACATTGGACTCTATAGTTATAGCTACCTTTTTAAGCAAGGACACGGCATTTATAGGGCTTTACTCAGAGATTGACACCATAGCAATAAGAGGGGACCAATACGGGGGGTTAATTAAAATTGAGGAGTTAACTAAAGAGTTAAAACTACTAAACACCTTTTTAAGTTCATTTACTACAGTTTTGGGAGGCACTCCAATACCTGAACCAGGTAACGGCTCCCCTTCGGCTTTACAAACTGCTTTAAATGCCGCTTTGAGTTCTTTACAGCTACCTACCTACACGACTATAGAAAACGACAAGGTTAACCACGGCTAAATACTTAGTCCAATTCCAAAAGCTAGGCGCTTTATTTAGTATTTTTACTTTATGGCAGCCCAAGACATTAAAATAGAGAATAACGATTTATTTATAGACTCTAACACTGGGGACTTTGCAATAGCTTTAAGCGACACTCAACACGTACAGGACATAATTAACTCCTGGGCTGGATGGTGGAAAGAGTTCCCTACTTTAGGGGTAGGGATAAAGCAGTATTTAGGGCGCTCCGGTGGTGTTCAATTAACTAAGCGAGCTATTAAGATACATTTAAAAAGCGACGGGTATAGAGCGGATAAAATAGAGGTCCAAGGCTCTAGCGTTTATGTAACTGGGGACAGGATTAAAAAGGTTTTAAGCACTATATCAAATTAATGAGTACTTACACCACTATACAGAGTCAAACTATTTGGGATTTAAGCCTACAGCTTTACGGTGACACTTCAAACGTGGTTAAACTTATAAGCGAAAACCCAACTTTAACCAGTGTAGGCAAGCTAATACCTCCGGGCACAGTTATAGAATACACTAAGCCGGTAGGTAATACAATAACTACTTTTTTTAGCAATAGACAGACAGACCCAGTAACAGGAACGGGCAACCCACTACAAGGCTCAGGCTTTACGGAGGGCTTTACAATAAACGGACATAACTAATATGGCAACTACTAAGAATACAGCGGATTTATTAGCCCAGGCGGTTAGTACTTTACCAGACAACACTACTCAACAAATCAGCCCTCTAGACGTTAGGGAAATGGACGAGAATATAGCACAAAGTAGCTACAATAAAATCACAGACTCAGGCTTAGTAGGTTTAAAAGAGTATTCAACTTTACCAACTTACGAGAGTGGTCAAGGGTGTATAGTTTCGGGAAAGGTTTATATTAGTAATAAAGTTACAGGGCCGGGCGCTTTTGCCTCCGGTGACTGGGATTTATACGACGAGTTAACCGCTGCGGAAAAGACAAAGCTAGGATATTTAACAGTAACAGCCGGGGCGGACCTGGACCAAATGCAAACCGACATTGCAGCTCTAGACGGCGCTAGGATTAACAAGGGAACATTTGACCAGTCTTTAGGGGTTTTCCCTGGAGGAGGAACAGCACAGGACGGATGGACGTGGATAGCGGTAGGGGTTTCTACCACTATAGACGGGTTAGAGATCAACCCTAACGATGCAATAGTAGCAATAGTAGACAACGCAAGCACGGCAACGGCTAGCGACTGGCATTTACAAGACAATACAGACAAAGTTATTAGTGTAAATAGCCAAAGCGGGGCGGTTGTTTTAACTAAAACAGATATAGGACTTTCAAACGTTCCTAATACAGACTTTACCACTGCGGTAGGGTTGAACACTGCTAAAGTAACAAATGTAAGCACAAACTTATCAAGTAGCACAACAAGCACAGAGGTAACGGTAGCAAGTTCAGACGGTTTAGACGTAGTTTTAACGGGTGCTGATAGTTCTGATGCAGGTATTTTAACTAGTGCGAAGTTTGATGAAATAGGGGTTAACAATGGTAAAATTTCTAATGCTACACACACCTCAGAGGTAACAGGCTCAACAGCTTTAACGGTTGCACCATTAGCAGTAAGCAATAAAACGCTTATAACGGCTTCGGGCGCAATGGAGGTGTTAGTTAATGACGCTGGTGTACTAAAAAAAGTGGTTGCTAGTGACTTTTTAGGCGGTTCAAATATCTATACTACTGATGGAACTTTAACGGCTGCAAGAACTGTTACAATGTCTAGTTTTGGACTTAGTTTTGAAGGTGGACAAACAACTTTTAAAGGTTCAGGCTCAACGGCTGGGACTACGGCTTTATTAGTTGAGAATAGTAGTGGTACTGATTTATTAACCATTAAAGACGACGGTGAATCAACTTTCAACGGCTTATTAAATGTAAACGGCGCTACAAATTCCTATATGGATTTTAAGGTCGGAGGAGCTAGTAGGGTTCAGTTTGGTTTTCTTGCTGGTGCTGGGTATTTATATACTCCGCCAACTTATGATTTTGATTTTTATATTGGTAGTAGTTCGCCGAGAGGTACTTATTTTTCTAACGGTAACCTAAGGGTTGGAACTGGTGCCGATAGCGGTTATAAATTACAAGTAGTAGGTACTTCTATTTTTGGAGGTGACGTAGTTGTAAGTAGTGGAGAAACTAAATTGATAGGAACTTCTTTAGGAGCGTCTGACGATGCTTTAATTGCGCAAAACAGCGGACTTAATGACTTATTCAAAGTGAAAAATAGCGGTACTTTAAATGCTCCACTTCTTTCTACTTATGCAGATGACACAGCAGCTGGGGTTGGCGGTTTAGTTGCGAATGACATTTACAAGACAGCAACGGGAGAACTAAGAATAAAATTATAAAACAAAAAACAATGATTACAATTACAAGCA